AAAATATTCTACACAAACAAACAATGTCAACGTCAAACAACGTTGATGAACAAAAACTCGAAGGCTCAAGCCTTCAAACCGTGCCCAATCAAGGCACTTCGTCTGTCAAAAAACAGACTCACGCTGCTGAAGAACAACAAATTCAACAGTTATTAAACAACCTTGTCTCAGGTCAACAAACCTTAGAACAAGCTAACAATGAAGTCAAACAACTTCATCCAAACAACAACAACGATTGTCTTTTACAAGAACAATCACAACAACAACACCCCCACTCCTCCAAAAAGAGGATTCACGGAACGTGGAGTGAAGCTCTATGGGATAAACAGCCTATAACTTCCTCCGCTTTCCCTCTCAAAGAGGAACGATCACAACATGACCGTTTCTCAGAACCAACTGGCAGCACAACAACTGCTAAACCACAACACACCCCATCCATACGCGTATCTGAACGCTCTCCTTTGATCGTTTCAGCTAACGATATGTACGAGCAAGTAGTAGCTAATCACACACCAACAGATAGTGAAATTACTATCTCAGACACAGTTACTACAATTACTGACACGCTAATGGCGGCATTCAAGTCTTTCTTCAAACAACCAGACTTGATGTTAATCGCGTCTCTAACATCTGCGAGCGTTGCTATTGGTACAGCTATTACAGGCTTGTATCGGTGCGCAGACAAGGCTATGTTAGTTATGTGCGGCATATCAGTCGCTACATCGCTTACATCCCTTGTCACAACATTCGCTGCGTGTATTAAACGCTACACGTCAATCAAGTACTGTGCTGAACGCGCAGTATCCGCAGTGACACAAATTGCAGCCTCTCTGTCTAAAACACAAGTGGTTTCTAACTCCGCTAATTGGCTGTATGGTGCTGTGACCGCTATCATCAGTGTCATACTATCTGGTCTCGTAGCATGTAATGTTATGAGCATTAAAACTGTCATCGAGCAAGGTAATTTCCTTCGCTCCATTAACACTATCAACGCCAGTGTTAAAGACTCAGCTAGATACTTATTTGAAGATCTCATAGGTATCGATATTAGTGGAGACTCTTACGCATTTAGAGAGCTTCAAAATATCGCTAAAAGATCGGCTGAACTCGTGTGTCTTCCACACATCGACTACATCAAGGACCCAAAACTGTACCTTGAGTTAGCTAAATTCGTTGAAGACGCTCTTCCTGCAATTGAACGTTGCAATAGAGCTTATCGCGGATCCACGCTAACAAAAGGTGCTCAGTCCGTCATAACGTCCAACCTCCAGAGCTTGCTCGAAAAGAAGCAAGCAATTGACGTTATTATTGGAGCCACTAAACGCCAAGAAACTCTTGGTATTTTATTAAGTGGCAAACCTGGCGTTGGTAAATCAACGCTAGTCGCACACTTAGCTAAGAAGATTGGCTCTATCTTGTCACTCGACCCATCGCTTTATAACATCAACATCCCACGAGCAGATGGATTTTACAATCCATATGCTGGACAAGCTTTCGGTACGTGTGATGAATTCATGTCTATGAGATCTAACGATCCCAACCTGAAATCACTCACACAATTCTTATCCGGTGATCACTTCAACTTCGAAGGTGCTCACCTCCAGTACAAATACCAACCATGCAACTTGAAAGCGGCGTTCTTTACTACAAACGTTGAGAACCCCGCTAAGTTCATGAAGTCTGTCCTCGCTGAAGAGACAGTTGAAGCTGTATGGGATAGAATTATCCGAATTGAAGTCGAAGACCCAAAATGTCAAGGACGTAACAGCCCAAACTCACACCGCAGTGCTGATTTTAAACATCTCCAGTTTTACTATGTAGAAACAGGTAAATCTGGTCTGACAGCACCTGAAGCACTTAAAAGAACGCGCATTACCATCGAAGAAGTCATTGGCACAATAACATCGCTAATGGCTATTCGAGAATTGAATTTCTTACGACAAGAAATGCAAAGTCATCCAACATTGCAACAAGCAATAGATCAAACGCGTATCACTGAGCGGATTAACTTCCTCAAGCGGTTAACACCTCACGCACAAGCTAACGCTGGTGAAACGTTCAACGTGATCCGTTTTCAGGGTCCCCCTGGAAGTGGAAAGACGCACGTCGTGAAGGAGATAACATCAAAACTCCAAAACTACTATTGTACCCTTCCTATCACATGGGTACAAGATGAAGAAGCATTCGCAAAACCTCCGGTCAAGAAAGGTATCTATATACTAGACGATGTCTATGAACCAACGCACGAGTGCCATGTCAAGTACCTTCGTTGGATCAACCAAGGTCATGTGGACAACACGTACATCATAATAACAAACCATGAGATGCACAAGACTAGTTCATATCTGTCATCGTTTATGAACTATTTCATCACCACTCCGCAATACTACAAGTTTGACACTAAGGGTGCTTCAAACGGTATTATGCGAAGACTTGGTCTCAATGGTACCATCATTGATGAAAACAACAACAAAGTCTTAAGTAGAGGTCTGTGCGTGAACGTTCCTTCTCCGGGAATGTATCGCATTGACGACTACGAACATACACGAACATCTGTGTATGAGGAAGTGTTTGATTTTATCAAGACACACTTCCGTCATGCGTCAACTGTCTCTATAGTGCATGATAAGTGCTATGAACCTAACTTGACTCTTGATGCTGAAATTACGGCATCATCATTCAACGCATTCATGAACGTTATGCAGTCAAAAGTTTCCATCTTGTCTGCATTGTTCAGAGAAACCGAAGGCGTTAGAATCAAAGCTAGTACAAAGCTTATTAACGCGATCCAGAAATACCATACGGATCCGATCAAATTGTGCCCCTCAAAAGTGGTCGACGAACAATCACTTATCGAGCAGTCGGTTCATATATCAAACACGATAATGACACTATGCCCTCAAGCGAACATGCAAATCGTGTTCGCAGACACGAGTCGTGTCATGACTCTTTTTGACCGTGTCCTTTACATTGGACAAGGACCACCCCCATCATCGTTGCCGGTTTTCACCGACGATATGATGAATCGTTGTATACGCTTCGTTTACAACGATACCGAAATTAACATTACGTATGCTGAGTACACGGAGTTTCTCAACCTCCACACGCCTTGTCCAAAACTTGCTGAGCTTCCTGACTTTATTGTCGTGGCTCTGCATGAGTATGTTAAGAAGAACATGGGCACAATCAATGGCGTATTCCAGTACCATACTTGGTTGTGTATGTACAAAAAGTACACACGCACTTTGTATGAAGAAGGGTTTTTCCCTTTCATCAAAGAACACTGGATAATGGCTACCCTAGTTGCTGTGGCATCAATCACAGCACTTGGTGGCCTAGCCACAAAGTTGAGTCTTGCTCTAGCACCCAAACCTATTCAAGCAAAAGCGAATTCTGCCGATGATGATTATTTCATCGACGAAGTTCGTACTTTGGCGAAAGAGTGGAAAGCTCAAAAACGACTTGGCAAATCAACAGCCGCTATCGAACAATCAGCCAGACAACAAGGCTTTTATGACCGTGGCGAAAAATACGATCTTAGTGCATACATTGCCGACTACCATGCCGGCTATGATCCATTTGCACACGCCAACGCGAGCTATGGTGTCACCATGTATCAACGTGGTGTCATTCAGGCTAATGCGATGTACATGAAAGCAGGCCTTGAAGCTGACCCAACTGGTGTTGAGAATTATCTCCGCACCGCAACAGCTAACATGCTGACCCGGAATGAAACAAAACATCAGCCGGACTCTAGGCTCGAACTCTTCGTAAAACGCCTACGGAAAAACTACGTGAAAGTAACATCTCAACGTGGTATCGCGTATGGTATTAATACACACGATCGTAATATCATTTCCGTTAGCCATCTTTTCGATAGCGAAACAGAAGAGTGTATAATCACGAGTGATGGCAAGAATTACAAAGGAGTCGTGCGGCATATATTCCGCAAGCGCGATTTGTCTTATATCGAGGTGGAACCTAATTTTCACCTTGGTAGAGACATAAGGAACTCATTTATCGACCAAGCTGAGTTCACTGACATTAATCGGGCTTACTATCTACGCCCAATGGAATCTGCTCTGTCTATTGAGCTCCAAGTCAACTACATTCCACGATCAATTCGCCCAGTGAAAGACGATAATAACCCGTACTACACGTTAAGCGAGGAATTCTGGTCGATTGAAATGATATCAGTCAAAAAGATGGCTGACGACTTTAAGATCGGAGATTGTGGACTGCCACTTATTATCGATAAAGATAATAAGTTTTACATCGTCGGCATTCACAACGGACTCCTACTGGCTCAAAGACAAGGCTGGTTCTCAGCATTGTCAAATGCGGACTTCACTATCGCTGCAAGGGCTAATTCATCTAGCCTCAATGTTATTACACGAAATGGCACAGAATTGTATGTTGAGGACCGATTAGCGGCTGCTTACAACAATTCCCCAATGTGGCGCGCTCGCGTAGCTGATCATGGCTTGGACGTTGTTGGGTATTCACCCGAGTTCAGGTTTCATTCACGCCCAGAAAATAAGAAAATCTTTCTTGACACAGCTTTCGTCGAATTCGATAATCCTAAGTTACCGTCTGCAACAACTTTGCATTACGTTGACAATACCGACGATCTTGTCAAGGATAATAATGGCAAACCACTCCCACTCTTCACTCAGGCAATTAAATACGCCAAGAGTACTGACACAAATGGTAAGTGGGAAGAAGAGTACGATAAACACTCAAGTTATCTTCTAATGGAGTATTACAACTACCATTATGGCGATGCGTATAGGCTCAAGCTCCACCAAATCATCAATGATTTTCAACATCTTCAGACATATGATATGGAAACATCAGCAGGGCCAAAAATGAAGAAATTCTACAATATTAACCAAAAGCGACCAATTGGAGATGAAGAAGTTTTATTTGTCAATATCAATCAAAAAGGACAAAGACCATTTTACTTCATCAACAGAGAAACGGAAGCTGGATGCTATCTCAAGGACGACTATGAGACCCTTAAGTCAGTTCTAGATAGTGGTAATCCTATCTTGATGTTTTGCAAAGACAACGCAAAAGTAGAGTTACTGCCAGCTGAGAAAGCAAAGCGTGGCAAAGTCCGTCTCTTTAATGAGATCGACCTTTCAGTTAACATGGTTCTTAAACACTACTTCGGTGGTTTTATGAATAGTGTTGTATCAAAGCACGCTACTCATTATTATACTATCGGGATGAACCCGTATACTGATGCAACATCACACATGCTTGTCCTAAATTCAATGGATGGCTACCTTTGCAATGCTGATTATACATCAATGGATAAAACCATATCAGCCCACTTGATTCGCGACTTTGTATTTGGCGTGCTCCGTGATAAGTTCACAGAAGCGACAAAAGAAGCCATTGCAATCACCCTTACAAAGCGCTTGCATACCCAAGACGGGATATTATATTTTACCGACAACGGTAATGCGTCTGGGTCATATGTCACGACACTCATGAATTGTCATGCCGTGGCAAAAGTCACCATCTACACTTTTGTGAGAAAGTGGAAAGAACAGTACGGGTACCTTCCAACACTCAAGGAACTCGACGGTCACCTCAAAATGTTCATTCAAGGAGATGACGCTATTAGGAAGTTCTCAAATTCCATCAAGGTCTCACCATCTGACCTAATTGAAGATGCTGCTTTGTATGGTTTGCTTCAAACACCAGCAAAGACTGAAGGAGAAGTTGGGTTTTGTTCCAGGTCTTATGTTCATTACAGAGGACTGGTTTATTTCCCACAGCTCAAGAGTGAATCAATAATCGCAAACTTATTTTGGTTCACCAAAGCCGATACTGAGCAAGTCAAGGCAAACTGCATATTTGCAGTTACTGAAGCATCGATGCATGATATCACATTCTTTACGAAAGTAAAGAAAGCAGTCATTGCATTGTCAAAGAAATTCAACTTCATGCTAGACTTGCTAACATACGAGCAATACAGAGAGATGTTTTTCAACATCTGCTGTCCACAAGTCGGTTTTAAAGAGCCCGAAAACTTCAATATCAATGAAAATTTAATAATACAAGCAAATTCTCAAACAACAAACAAAATCAACATGCAGAATGAAGCAGATTACGTCTCAAGAGTCTATTCAACCATTGCAAAGAGTAAGACACTTAAGCGAGCCACCCCGTACTCAGTCTTCACTCGTACAGGTACTGATGACTTGCCTGTGTGGCATTGTAATGTCCATTTGGCTAGTTCTGATGGCAATACACCCTCCATCCACTGTACAGGAACTGCCACCACCAAACGGGAATCTAAGCAAATGGCTTTTTACCACCTATCGCTCGAATTGAAGGACTCTTTAATACTACCTAAAAACATCGGTAGTTTGGAAGATGTCGAAGTCTTCAAAGACGAGCTCCAGATTGACGTGTCTGGTTATAAGAAAGGCATTCCATACGCTATCACATTGCCAGTTACTGATGATGATGATTATGAAACGATTATCAAGGCTCTTGACGAACTAGCTGTCACATACCAACGTGGCAAAGCCGCGCCGTCCAAGAAACCTCCAACTTACGCAAAAGCCAATGCAGACCAGCCAATTACACCGGCTGCAATGAACCAAGCTTCATCAGGAATGCAAATTGCAAGCTTGCCAGCTGGTTCGAATGCGCAACCAACAACACATGCCCCTGAAATGCATTCAGCTGGCGAGTCAGTAGTTGCTTCTGTCGGTATCATGGACAGGCGTACCCTCAATCCAGTTGGTGCACCTAACATGTTGCCTGTCGGAGCTATTACCTTCGACTTGAAAGACTTGATATACAAGAACTATCTTGATGCTGACGTCCAAATCAACATTGGCGATGATCGCTCAGCTGGAACTGTCGTTGCCCAAATTCCATATGGTCCCGAAAATGACTATGTGAATAAATACATCCGAGCTTATGCAGCAATGCATGACAGATATTCCGGCGCTATTGAGTATCGCGTTTCGGTGATTGGTAACCCAATGTTCTCCGGAGCAATTGGTATTGCATGGATGCCCGAACGTGTTTCTGCTTCCGTCATTGACATCTCGGAGTTGCAGAAATACTCGTATCATGCGCAAGGTGTTACCCTTAACTGGAACGTCATCCACACTTTGCACGACGCGCGTCAAGATCGGTTCTTTAGAAAGATGGGTGAGAACCTTGACTCTGCTCCGCATCTTGTCCTCTTTCTGCTCATGGACATTGTCAATCCACTTCGTGAAGGAGTGAATGTGAGAGTCCGCATAGCGTCTAAGTTAGCGAATCAAGAATCAGCTAACCCTTTCATCTTTGCTAACCCGGTTATCTCAGGCTCGAGCGGCTCAACGGGGGTTTATACTCCTATACTTGAGAAGTTCCCAAGCTTGAAGAATGGACCCCGCTATGTGTATACTGACGGTACGTTGAGAAATGACTATCAGCCTGACACAAGCCACTACAAACAACACTATGATGCTACAATGAGCAATCTTGGCAACTACGTCCGCAACGCCTACAAGACCACTATTTCTGGCGTTACGACCTATGGATCTTATTCAAAGGTCTCGTCCTCTCCATATTCGTATGCTGAGTCCGCGTTAGCAACTGTTCAATGGCCCACTGCAAGATCATCTCTGAATTCGCAGCTTGCTACAACTGACGGTAACCTCTGGATTTCAGTTAACATCAGTACAATGACTAATATGACCGATGCTCAACTCATCGCGTTCTATCAGGCGTGTCCTGTTAAGGGTTTCATTGACACGACTACTCCTACTGAAGGCCAATGGAATCGTGCAACAACACTCTCTGAATATGGAACGTACGGAACTGACAATATTTCATCGATTGTCAGAGGTAATACTTCCTTTGTGATTTCACAAGGATGGGAAAATCTCTCTGGCACGAGTCGTGTCGTAGGTTGTCGTATGCATCAAGTGGTTCGTTTCACAACACGATATGGATATATCCAACTCTATTGCACATTCTCAGGAATGGTGTATAATGGGTTTGAGTGGAACCAAACGCGTGCCTTTTTCAACATGGCCGCTTTTCGTGTCAATGAAGCTGGATTCGCTCCAACTCCAAATGTCCTCATTGATGACACACTCGGGGCTATCAATCCAGTCATGGCTCCCCTACCAGCTGGGTATCAAGCATTGCGTATCACTGATGTTCCGGCAACAGTGGTTACAATCAACGGCTATACTGGTCCAACAACAACCGACGACTTTGATATTGCGGGTTACTTCTTTGATTTGAGGGATACCTTAGCAGTTGACGAGTCTTTTCAGTTTACGCTCGTGGATAGAAACAACTTGTCTGTGGTGGCTGTCGTTCGCTACCTCAGAACTGGTGTATTTGTCATTCGTGACGTTATCCAGCAAACACCTCATGCAATCCTTCCAACTAGATTGCAAGACATCATGATTGGGCCGATCCTAAAGGTGTTGTCGTTGTCGGAATTTCCGCCAACTAATACAGCTTTGTGGGTCCCTCGAGGTAGCGATGCAGCATTCAATACGCTGCCATATGCCACAAGGTATGTCGCTCCGAAATTCGATCCACCAAGTCCCCGTCCCAATCCGGTCAATGTTCCATCTTCAACATTGAAACCAATGTTGGATTGTACAGCTGACGCCCAAAAAGCTGAAGCTCTTGACAAGGAAGTTGCTTCCTACAAGAAGAAGCTTGCTGACGTTACCCCTCCAAAGGAGGTTCGCAATGAAATCGCGAAAAGTAAGGTCAAGCAAGTTACTGATTGGATGGCCAAAGTCAATAAAACCTTGAATGTCAATGATGAACCCTGGTGGGCTCAATCTGACGAAATAGGTCCTTCCAAGCAAGAACCCATTTCGGCAACTGCTAACGCAGCTGCTATCATTGGGGGTGCGCTTGGTGGTATTGGTCAAGGCATTGATAAGTGGCAAGATCGTCAACATCAAGAGAAGCTGCAGGGCAATCAATTTGCTCACAACTCTCAGATGCAACACAACCATCAGTTGCATCAGTTGCATTTCCAGCAAAATGATTTTGTCAACAGCTTGACTTATCAGCATAACAACTTCCAACAGGAATACAATCTTCAAAGCAATCGCTTTTCCCATGACGCTGCAATGTCTAACTTGAATGCAGCCAATCGTATGGCAGAGCGTGGCTTGTCTTCACGAGCTCATTTCTTTGACCAAGGTCAAGGATATGCAAGTCTCGGTCGTCCTTCGGCTGTATCTGGTTCTACCAGAGAAGGCACAGAAGTCTAACGACTCTTAGTACCATAGGGTGTGTTACCCCTGCTGTGGTACATGGTGACGGAAACAGGGAAC